GAGGCACGATAGACTATTTAGAAGAGGAAGGACTACTGTCTTTTGATGACTCCGAAAAATAGTTCTTGACATCACGGTTAAAAATTGGTATAATTAGTATGTAAGTGATAGGTTTCACTTGCATTTTGGTGCGTCTACTGAAAAGGGACGCGAGTATTTACTGAAAAGGAATTATGGAGAATAACAATGAGTATAGATTTAAGTAAATTTTGGCTTGGTTTGGATATGCCAACTCTCCCACATTACACGGAGACAAGTTATCCAAGATATAATATAATCGAAAGTGCAGGCAATTATCGTATAGAGATTGCTGTGCCAGGTTGGAAGAAAGAAGAACTAGAGATAATCGCTGATGGCGAGGAACTCCAGTTAAAGGGTAAGAAAGAACACAAACTAGTCGGAGATGAACGCTTTGTTCATCAAGGATTAAGTCTAAAGTCTTTTGAACGAAGATTTATTCTTAACGCTGACTTACAAGTAGATGAAGTTAATCTACAAGACGGACTACTGACAATCACTCTGTCACGAACTCCAAATTCTAAGAGGAAAATCTTGGAGATAAATTAAATGGAATTAATCCGTAACTTTCGTGACGGAATATGTAGTGATGGTTCAATGTGTAATTACATTATGAATACAATTATTATAGTTGGATTTGGTAGTGTAATTGCTCACAGTGTATTAGCACTAACATAGACTGTCATAGGTTTCGAGGGGTGTTTCTCACGAGTGAAAACCCCTCACTCATAGGAGAATATATGAAAACATCACAATATGGAATAGATTTAATCAAGCACTTTGAAGGGTGTGAATTACAAGCATATCAGTGTGCAGCTGGAGTATGGACAATAGGATATGGACATACAAAAGGAGTGCAGCCTGGAGATGAGTGGTCTGAAGACCATGCTAATCATATGCTAGAAGTTGAGTTAGAGGAGTACGAAAACTATGTGAGTACAGCTGTAACGGTTCCACTATCTCAAAATCAATTCGATGCACTAGTCAGTTGGGTGTATAATCTCGGTAATGGTAATCTCACATCATCAACTATGTTGAAAGTTCTCAACTCTGGCGACTACGACGGAGTTCCTGCACAAATCAAAAGGTGGAACAAAGCAGGAGGTAAAGTATTAGAAGGACTTACTAGACGCAGACAAGCAGAAGCAGATATGTTTGTAGGACATGATTGGACATTTAGATTATGAAAGAATGGTGGGTTTGGTTAACTAGTCTTTGGACTACTTATTACCGATTAACAGTAAGTTATAATGCGATTTATGGCGATGCTGATGATACTGTATTTACAGTAAAAAAGTTCTATTATAAACAGGACAAGTATTTAAAGTTCAAAACCTCCGAAGGTGAGATAGTAGAAATACGAGGAGCAGAGGGACTTAATTATAAGATAGAGGAGCTGTAATGCAACAATTCTTATTAGCACTTCTTTTAGTATTAAGTGGACTTTCATATTATTTATGGAATGAGAACGGAATATTAAAAGCAAACAATGCAAAGCTAGAAGTAGCAATCCAAACACAAGAGGAAGCACTCGCTACATTACAAAGCGATTTTGCTTTACAATCAACACAATTAAATGAAATGACTGTTAAAAGTCAACAGGCACAAAGGGAACTCAACAGATACTCCGAGTTTATAAGAAACTACGAGTTAAGTGCAAAAATTATGGGTGACCCAGTAGAGATGCAAAGGAAGATAAACAATGGAACAAAACATATTATGGAAGACATCGAAAAGCTCAGCACTATTGTTGATGACCTCGATGATGGTCTCCAACTGCAGTCTACTCCCGACTAAACAGATAGAAGTTAGTGCCAAGCCGATAGAGAGAACGATAGTTCAACCTGTCATGCCTAGGGAGATAGATTTAAGAGAAGTTCAATGGCTAACTATTACACCAGAGAACTATGAAGAACAGTTTGCAATTATAGAAGCACAAGAGGGAGAGTTAGTCTTTCTTGCTATGACCATACCAGACTATGAAACAATGGCATACAATATGCAAGAGTTAAAAAGATATATTACAGAACTCAAAGATGTCGTAGTGTATTACCGAAAGGTCACGACAGCGGATTTAAACAGTGAAGACTCTAACAATACAAAACAGTAATTTACAAACAAAATTAAATGGTTTGGCTGAAGTTGCATATCAACAGATAGCAACATATAAAAATCAACCATTACCAAATATTTCATTACAAAGATTAAGAGAACTGATGAAAGACACAAACCCTACCAAAGAGGTAGATAATTGCTTAGATTATGCTTATAGAGATTTTAGCAAGGAGTGGAAAGACAGAAAGAAAACATTGTTAGGTTCTTTCAATTTAGAAACAAACACGACTAACTGGTATTATGATGAAATATTAGTTCAACCACCAGAATGGGGTTGGAGTAGTTGGAATTGTAATAGTAATAAACCTAAGAATTTTATTAGATTTATTCATAATTCAGGCATAGGTTTTACTAATTGGGTAGAAAAGGGCAAGTGGTCATACATACCTGACAATACTGGTTGGACAGTGATTGCAGGGACTATGGACGGTGACCAGTGGTTATCTGATAGAAATAGAAGTGCAAAACCTAGATTTGTATTAGAGGTAGCAATACCTAGTTATAATTCTAGCGAATGGAAAAAAGCAGTGGAGATAGTCGAAAGTGCTTAGTAAGTTCTGGGAAATGCTTCAATGGAGAAGAGTGATGAATAAACACTCTGATTGGTTTGAAAAGCATGAACCAGCACAAGACCGTTTTGAAGAAAATGAGGAATGGCTAGAAGAATTAGAAGAAAGGGTAGACAAGTTAGAGAAAGACTCTCACCCATGTAAAGAACTACATGAGTTTGATGCTTACCCTGACTTGATAAAGAGAATAGAAAATTTGGAGAAAAATATTGGACGAGAGTCAACCGACAAAGCTAGTGGCGAATGACACTAGCGTAATAAAAATAAAACAAACAGAACAACTCCCGATTACAGTAGACATAAATAAAATATGTTCTGTAAGACGGCATGACAGGTTTAAAGAGAAAAACCTGAATAAAATAGTAGAAGAAGGGTTAGATAAACCAATTGTATTAGTGCCAAACATATATGGACACTATATGCAGATAAAAGACGAAAGAAAAGACTGTATGCAAACATGGTTAAAAAGTTTTCCATTTCTAGCATACGCAGGGAACGAAACAATAACCATCGCAAGAAAGTTAAAATACGATATGATTTCTTGTGTAATAGCAGAGGACATAGAGTGGGCGAGGAGATACAAGGAAGCACTAAACTATTAGTAAGTAAACATTCAGAATCAGATTTTGTTGGTCATGTGCCAACTTTTTTAACAGATGAAGAAATAGAAACCTTGTATGAATTAAATGAGAATAATGAGTGGGTATTTGCTGGAACTAGATTTTCAGGCTTCAACACAAAAATTAGACATTGTAAGAAAAGAAAACAGATAAACTTTCCTTTCTATGACAGATTAAGGAAGTATGTAGACTTATACAATAGTAGAACATACAACTTCCATTTATATGATGAGAGGAAAAATCATGAGATAAACATGGTTAGATATGATGAGAAAGGTATGTTTTTTATGCCTCATCGAGATTATAGACCATGTTTAGCAGATATACATAAAAAGAAAAGTGCTAGAAAAATAAGTATTAGTATTCAATTAAGCGATAGTTCTGAATATGGTGGTGGAGATTTAGAAATAGTAGAAAGTTATACAGTTCCAGATGTTTTTATGGACTCTAACTTCCCACCTGATGTAATGAAAGTAAGAGAAAATTTTAGACATAAATTTAAAACTATGAAACAAAAAGGAAGTTTAACAATATTTACTAGTATTCACGAACACGAAAGCACAGCATTAGAATGGGGTAAACGAGACATAGTAGTAGGATTTCTAAGAGGTCAGTGCCATGCTTATTAAAGTAGATAAATTTATGTATATTCTACGAGATGAAATAAAAGCGCATGGTATATACATGGCAACGAGACAATTTCCATGGGCAGATACTTTTGAGTTCTATCAAAGAGTATCAAATCTAAAAGACTATGAAAGTAGTTTCCCCTACTATCAAGAACATCAAAATCAAATACATAAACATTTAAATGATATAGCAAAGTCATTAGGTTGGGCAGAAAGACTGGCAACTTTTGCTTATGTAAAACAGAACAACAAAGGATTTCATTTACCAAGTAGAAGTGCTACGGTAATATTTTCTTTAGACTCTGATGTAAGATGTCTTACAGCAAAATCAGGTATGACATTACTAAATTGTCTAGCAGTTTATGATTACGATTTATTTGATTTTAGTGGTAGAAAGATTACACCAACTACAATTAAAAAAGGAAGTGGTAAAATAGTAGGAAACACATGGCACCATTGTTTACATTTAGAAGAAGGACAGGAGATATTCTATGCGACCTACAGTTAATTTATTTATAGCCACAGGTGGTAAATGGGACGAAAAAGCAGCAAAGATATATTTATATACCTTATATAAAAATACTAAAAGAGATTTAAATATAACTTGGTTAAGTCCTGAAACGATGGGAGATGGTTGGAATAGAAGTTGCTGGGGCACTCCTTTCACTTGTTATAGATATGCCATACCTCATATGATGAACTTCAAAGGTAAAGCACTGTATACAGATACAGATATGATAAACTTTAGAGATATTGGAGCATTATTTGATACTGACTTACAAGGCAAAGCATTTGGAATGGTATGGGACGCTTTACAAGACAATGGTAAGAGAGGACAAGAGTTAGGATATCCTAGAGGATTTTGGTGTGATAGTGTACTTTTGATAGATTGTGAGAAAGCAAAAGAGTTTGTAGACCCAATAGATAAAATAAAAAGCTGGGATAAAAACTATTCTTACAAGTGGGAAGTCATGAGAAAGTTAGGCAGTCCACATAAAGAAAAGACACATAAGCTAGTGCAAGAACTAGACCCAAGATGGAATAGTTTTGATGGAACAGACCCAGCAGCAATAGTAACAGAAGGTAAGACTGACTGGAAAGGTAGAAAACAGTTTGAATTAGAACACATTTGGCAGTTGCATTTGACAGCATTGAGTTATCAACCTTGGCACCCCAAGTATACGCCTCATGCAAAAGCAACACACCCTAGACAAGATTTAATGAAAGAATGGTGGAGGTTAGCAAAAATTGTCAATTCCCTTTGAAGAACTAATAAAGCCAGTTGGCATGGATAACTTTCTTACCAAATATAGGGGCAAGAGACATTTTGTAATAAAATCAGACAAACCTAAATTTAATAAATATTATAGTTGGGAAGAGTTTGATAACTATTTAAATCAAATAAACATAGGTGGTTGGGATAGAACTCCACAACTACAAGTAGTATTACCAAACGATGGTAAATGGTGTAAAAAGAAGTCACCAGAAAAGAAAAGTAGAGAAGAGATATATAAATTATGGAAGAGTGGCAGTAGTTTTATTCTAACTATAAGTGAGTTTTTGAATGAAACATTATGGAAACAATGCCAAGAGTTTGAAAAGTTTTATGGAATAGGACAGGCAAACATCTATTGTAGTAATCAAAAAGATGCAAAATGCTTTCCTATCCATGCTGATAGTACTGATAACTTTTTATTTCATGTATCAGGTAAAATACGATGGTATATGTATAAAGAATTTAGTAAGGACAATCAGCATTTTCGCCCACAAGACGCAACACTAGAAGAAGTGTTTGAGTTAGACGAGGGCGATTTACTATATATTCCGAGAGGAAAATATCATAGAGTAGATACTCTAAGTCCAAGAATATCAATTAGCTTTCACTTCAGGGAACCTCCTGCATACAGTGGAAGAAGAGATTGGTATGACTGGAAGCCGTAGGAGAGAAGTATGGCAAACATGAATAACATGGGTCAGTTCTCAGGCGATATGGACAGAAACGAAGTTGAGATAGACCTTAATAAGT